TCCAGAGACTGCAGCAAATGCAGCAGGTAGTGGTAGTGGTGTTGATATGGCACCTAACGCAGGTAAAAAAAAGAAAGATAAATTTAAAGTTGTAAAAAGAGCTAATTACTAATGGATAGCTTTGCTACAATATATTGGAAAGATGTAAAAGGTGTCGTTGACGAAGACCGTGCAGCTGCTCGTCGTAAGAGAAACCAAGCTAGTTTATTAAAGACAATGAAAAAATATGGTGATGCAGCTAAAATGGGCATTGATGCTAAGGATGTTAATCAAAGAAGGAATGCGCCTACTAGGAAGAAGAGATAAGGTAGGCCTTTTAATTATGGCTATAACACTAATAACATTACCTACGCAAGCTACGATTAATGAAGTAGCTCCTATTAATATCGATATAATCCATGCTGGATATCAAGTTAATTATAAACCCAAAGTTGACAATCTAAAAGAAGTTCAAGGGTCATTCTTGAACCAAGCAAGTATGTTAGTCTATGATGAAATATTAAGATACCAAAGAGGTGTTGCATATACTCATGGCTTAACAGCTGACATGGTTAATGCATTTGATTATGATTCATTTGAAGCTAATGTAAAATGGTTCATGGACGAATTAGTAGGTATAGAATCTGATTGGATACAAAATGCCGAGACTGGTGATGAAGACAATACTGCTTATGGTTATGTACAATTTACGGAACCTAGTGTAAAAACTGCAGTAACACGATATATATATCATATTAATCAATTTAATTCACGTTCTATTTTAGGTAGAAGAGATTGGCAACCACGTGGATATAATAATGGTGACGGAATATTTGATGGTACAAAGTTGAGAAGGCCTGAATGGTTAATAGATCTTAATTATAGACTTCATGACCAACAAAGTGGTGGAACAGTTTATCCTGCAACTTATAAACATAAAGAAGATTTAGATAGATTAACTTTAGACCAAATGACAGCTTTAGCATTTGTTCACCTTCATAGTAAGACATCAAAGGATTATAACTTCGTACAGTTAGCTTTGGGGAGTGTAACTGCTGCAAAAGAGATTTATAAAAAGAATCATCATACTAATCCTGACGCCAAGACCCTCGCTCGCATGGAAAAATTCTTTAAATTACACGATTTGCATTAAAGAAACTTAGCTTTTATATAAATAAGTACTATATAAAGAGGAAATGATATGGCAAAACCAACTACAAGAAGTACATTACAAGATCATTGCTTAAGAGCTTTAGGTGCTCCGGTTATTGAAATTAATGTAGACGAAGACCAAATTGAAGATCGTACAGATGATGCATTACAATTCTATCAAGAATTTCATTCAGATGGCGTTATACGTGAATATGTAAAACACCAACTTACTGCAGCTGATATAACAAATAACTATATCACAGTTAGTGATAATATTACGAATATAATGCGTATGTTAAGAGGTGGACAATCTGGAATGGGGAGCTCTTTATTTGATATGGGTTATCATATGAGATTGAATGATGTATTCATGCTTCAAGGTGCAGCAGCACAAATTCAAACATACGAACAAAGACTACAAAATTTATCTTTAATTGACCATACTTTAAATAGTTCAGAACATATTAGATTTAGTAGACATATGAATAGGGTTCATATGGACGAAGGATATGGAGATTTAGAAGCAGATGATTATATTGTATTAGAAGTAAATTCAATAGTAGACCCAGCGACATATGCTGATGTATATAATGATTTATATTTAAAAAAATATCTTACAGCATTAATTAAACGCCAATGGGGAGCAAACATGATGAAGTTTGACGGCTTCCAGCTTCCAGGTGGAATAACAATGAATGGTCGACAAATGTATGAAGATGCAATTGAAGAAATTAGGGAATTAGAAGAAGAGTGTAAATTGACCTGGGCTATGCCAGACAACTTTTTAATGGGGTAATGAATGGCGACTAGTGTATATTTTAACGGTGCAGTAAAATCCGAACAAGATTTGTATGAGGATCTTGTTACTGAAAGTATTAAAATATTCGGACAAGATGTTGTATATCTTCCACGCCAGAGAATATCTGAAGATGCGTTATTAAATGAAGAGTGGAGTCAATATACACAAGCATATCCAATAGAAATGTACTTAGAAAGCTTTGAAGGATTCGAAGGTGATGGTAATACATTAGGTAAATTTGGTTTAGAAATTAGAGACCAAGCTGATTTTGTAGTAACTAAACGCCGTTGGGATGCTGTAGTAGGAACAAATCTTGAAGAAGCAAGTATAGGATATACACCTAAAGGTAAACCAGCCGAAGGTGATTTAATTTATATGACAATGACTCAAAGATTATTTGAGATTAAATATGTAGAACCTAAATCACCATTCTATCAATTAGCAAACCTCCCAAGTTATACAATGACAGCTGAGTTATTTGAATATAACGATCAGCATTTTGATACTGGTTGGGATGAGATAGACCAAATAGAATGGAAGAATGCTACATCATATAGTTATATTGTTAATGGTGCAGTTGCATACGAACCTGGTGAATTAGTAACACAATGGACTGGTGCTAATGATGATAGTGGTGACCCAATTAATGTAGAAGGTTATGTATCTAATTGGGAAGGTAATGGTGTTAATAGAGTAACTATTATTAGTCCACATCAAAGTATTAATGGAGATGGTACATTTAAGTCATTCTTTGTTGATGCAGATGCTAACCAAAGATTAGTTGGTACAGAATCTGGAACATCACAAAATATTACAGATGACCAGAGTGGCGATGAGAAAACATTCTATAACCAAGACCCATTTGCTGATAATGATGAATTCGAAGTAGCTGGTGATTCTGTTATAGACTTCACTGAAAGTAATCCATTTGGAGACCCATAATGTTTGAGAATCATTTTTATAACGAATCAACTAGAAGAATGGTCAGTGTATTTGGCTCGATCTTTAACGATATGGAAGTCGTTAAAAAAGATTCTTCTGGGAAGATACTACAAAAGATTAAAGTTCCTCTTGGATATGCACCACGAGCTAAAGTCCTTGCACGTTTAAATGAACAAACAACTGGTCCTAATATAGCTCTTAAGTTACCACGTATGTCATTTGAGATAAGCGGATTTGAATATGATGCTAATGCAAGAGTATCTAAACATAAGAATTATACAAAGGTTATTACTGGTGATACACTCCAATTAAATAAATTAGGTGCTCCAGCCGTATATAAGGTTGGAATGGAATTAAATATTTTAGCCAAGAGCCAAGATGAAGCACTACAACTATTAGAACAGATTCTACCAATGTTCCAACCGGAATATACGGTAACAATAAAAGATATTCCTACAATGGATATCACAACCGATACTCCAATTATATTGGAGTCTATCGATACTAATGATGATTATGAGGGTGATTTAGTTACGAGGAGAGCTATTGTTTATACATTAGGTTTCTCAACTCGTATTCGTTATTATAGAGGTATAGGTAAGAGCAAACAAATTCTCCAGACAGAAGTTGATTATTCAGAGAATGTTGATCCTACGACTCATAAATTTGAGCAACAAAAGGTAGTTGGTACAACCACAAGCGATGGTGCTGGTGGATTTAAAGAACCATATACTGAAACGATTAACTTTTTTGACACTGATGTATAGGAGAATACAATGTTCAGATTTAACGCACAGTTAGTAAGGGTCGTTGATGGAGATACCATTGACGCAGATATAGAATTAGGTTTTTCTGTATTAATGAGAGATAGAATTAGATTAATGGGTATAGATACACCTGAGAGTAGAACAAGAAATCTACAAGAAAAATCTTGGGGATTAGCTGCAAAGCATAGACTAATAGAATTATTAGCAGAAACAAATGGAGAGTTTACTTTAGTTACAGAAGATATGGAAAAAGGTAAATTTGGAAGAGTACTTGGTACGATTGAGATAAATGGCAAAGATGCTAACCAAACTCTTATTGAAGATAATCTTGCTATACCATATGAAGGTGGTAACAAAGATGAAAGCCGTACAAAGTATGGTGTAATGGAATTATGGAATACATATTATGAGAACCCAAAAGAACACGACGATGACCATGAACATGGAGACGAAAATCCAGAAGCACACATCGACTGGCACGAAAAATAAAATTGAAGCGGACTACGACCAAGTCCGTAAAAATTTATATGATTTAGCTGGACAAGGAGATGAGGCCATAGATTTAATGTTAGAACTTGCTCGCGAGTCAGAACACCCAAGAGCTTTTGAAGTACTTGGCCAGCTAATTAAAAATAACGCCGAAATAGGGGAGAAGATTCTTAAACTTCATAAAAGAAAAAAAGACCAAGATAAAGAATCAACACCTGCATTAACCCATAAGGGTGATACCAACAACGTATTTATAGGATCGACTGCTGAACTACAGAAAATGTTACGTCAAGAAAAAATAATAGACGCAACTGTAGAATTACCAAATGAGTGATGTAGAAAATTATTATTTAGGAAATCCTAATGTTCGTGGTGCAGACGTTGAACACCCCTGGACTAAAGAGGAATTAGTTGAATACGAAAAGTGTTTAAACGATCCTGTATATTTTGCAAGAGAACATTGTAAAATTATTAACCTTGATGAAGGATTAGTACCATTTAATCTATATCCATATCAAGCAGAAATGTTTACTTCTTTTGAAGCTAATCGATTTAATATTGTTCTTGCTTGTAGACAAAGTGGTAAATCAATTGCTGTTTGTGCATATCTTTTATGGTATGTTATATTTAAAGGTGAACAAGTAGTAGGTATTCTAGCAAATAAAGAAGTTATTGCTAGGGAAATGTTAGGTAGAATTACTCTTATGCTAGAAAGTCTTCCATTCTTTCTTCAGCCTGGATGTACATCTCTTAATAAAAAATCCATATCATTCTCTAATAATTCAAGACTTATAGCATCAGCCACATCATCGAGCTCTATTCGTGGTATGTCACTTAATCTCGTATATTTAGATGAGTTTGCATTCGTAGATAATGCTACAGAATTTTATACTTCAACTTATCCTGTAATCTCAGGAGGTGTAACATCTAAGGTTATTATTACGTCTACTGCTAATGGTATAGGTAATATGTTCCATAAGTTATATGAAGGTGCTATTCAGCATACAAATGAATTTGTTCCATATAGAGTAGATTGGTGGGATGTCCCAGGAAGAGATGAGGCATGGAAACAAACAACAATAGAAAATACTTCCCCATTGCAATTTGACCAAGAATTTGGTAACTCATTTCATGGTACAGGTAATACATTATTATCAGCTGATATATTATTAGCTTTAAGAGCAAGTGAACCTACTGATGAATGGGAAAATTTAAAAGTATATAAACGTCCTATAGAAGACCATAATTATATAATGACAGTGGATGTATCAAAGGGAAGAGGCCAAGACTATTCTACATTCACAATCATTGATGTAACTTTAAATCCATTTGAACAAGTATGTGTATTTCGAGATAATAATATGAGTCCCTTGCTATTCCCTGATGTAATATTCAAATATGCTACATATTATAATATGGCATACGTTGTAGTTGAATCTAATGATGCAGGACAGGTTGTATGTAATGGATTATACTATGATTTAGAATATGAGAATGTATTTGTAGAGAGTATGATTAAAGCTAATGCAATTGGTATAACAATGACTCGAAAGGTTAAAAGGATTGGTTGTTCTAATATAAAAGATATATTGGAACAAAAGAAATTAATAATACATGATGAAGAAACTATACGAGAAATGAGTACATTCATCGCAAGAGGTTCATCATATGAAGCAGATCATAATTCATTTGATGATTTAATGATGAATTTAGTTGTATTTGGGTGGTTTTCATCTACAGTATTCTTTAGAGAATCAACTGATGTTAAGCTAAAACATATGTTATATAAGGAAAAAGTTAAACAATTACAAGATGAAGTCATCCCGATAGGTAATATGCCTAAAGGTATGGACGAACATCCCTTTGGAAAGGAGTGGAAAGTTTGGAATGGTTAATTTTTATAAATAAGTATATTGAGATAATCACGTATTATGAAAACTTATAACAATATGACAAGGGAGAAATAAATGGCATTTCTAGTATCACCTGGTGTACAGGTAAAAGAAATCGATCTAACTAATGTCGTTCCGTCTACATCGTCAACAATAGGAGCTATGGCTGGTGCATTCCAGTGGGGTCCTGTTGAAGAAGTAGTTACTGTGAGTAGCGAAACGGAATTAGTTAATAAGTTTGGGAAGTCTAGCGCAGAAACATTTGAAAGTGTTATGACGGCAGCCCAATTTTTAAGTTATGGCAACAATCTAAAAGTTGTCAGAGCAACGGGAGCAGACGCCAGAAATGCAACATTATCTGGTACTGGTATCCTAGCTAAAAATGATGACCATTTTAGTACATTATCGCCTGCAGCTGGAGACTGGGTTATGGCCCGTTATCCTGGTGTAACAGGTAATGCATTAACAGTAGAAGTTGCGACTGACGCAACATCTTGGGATGGTTCAGCTAATTGGAAAACATGGACTGAAAGTGCTCCTGGCACTTCAGCCGGAGCCGCAG